GGCACAGGCCCGCAGCACGTAACGCGTAGGGATCAAGCGTCGCTGGCGGGGGACCTTTTTTATGCGTCGCCTTAAAACCACTAAGCGGCGTAAAGACAGGCAATTCAAGCAAGTCCGAAACGAAACAGAGGGCCTTGAGGACAACCAGTCCTGGATGGTCGGCACTATCACTGACTCTGAAACTACCAACTTACCCACGGGAGTAACTAAATGAGATTGTACCTGGCCGGCCCAATGCGCGGCATTCCATTTTTTAATTTCGCTAGGTTTCGCGCTGCAGCATCAGACTTGCGCTCAGCGGGGCATACAGTGTTCTCCCCTGCAGAGGATGCAGAATATAAGTTCGGCCCTGAGCTGGCTAAGCACGGCAATGGGGACGAATACGCGCTAGCGAGCACGCTCGGTATTACAGCGCAGGCGTTTAGGCGGCGGGTATTCACTGATCATTGTTGGTGGATCTGCACCGTCGCTGACGGCATGGCGCTGCTACCTGGCTGGGATAAAAGCAAGGGGGCCGCCGCCGAGAAAGCGCTAGCTGACGCGCTAGGGTTACACGTTATGTATTTGAACGATCCTTACCCGAAGCTATGAGTAAAATCGATGACCGCCAAACCATTTTCGTTTTCGTATTCCAAACTAAAAAACTACGAATCATGTCCGAAGAAATGCTGGCATCACGATTATGCTCCGAAGGACCACCCCGACAAGCTTGAGATGGAGAAGTCCGACGAGCTTACGGCGGGCAACCGCGCCCACAAGGCGCTGGCTTCCCGCTGCAGTGTCGGGGCGTCCTTACCCAAAGACTTGGAACAGCACGAGCCGTGGTGTACGCGTATTACTTCGGGAGTAACCCCCGGGGCGAAGCTGCTTGTCGAGCAGCAGCTCGCCATCACCGAGGATTTTGGGAAGACGACTTGGTTCGGCAAGGACGTGTGGTTTAGGGCCATCGCTGACGTGCTCAAGATCGTTGGGCCGGTGGCGCTGATCGTGGATTGGAAGACGGGCAAGATAGTCGAAGACAGCGTGCAACTGGCGCTCGCTGCAGCGTGCGTGTTCGCGCATTACCCCGAAGTCCAACGCGTGCGCAGCGTGTTCGTGTGGCTCAAGTACGACTGCGAGACGCCCGAAACGTTCGACCGCAATAACATGGCCACGATGTGGCGCGGGCTGTGGCCCCGCATCGAGAGCCTCAAGCAGGCGTATGAAACCAATAACTTCCCCCCTACGCCAAGCGGGCTTTGTAAGAAACACTGCGATGTAACGACTTGTCAGTTTTGGGGAAAGGGATCGCGATGACACGCCATCACTATGCTCAGCTCCTACTGGTTATGAGTTTGGTGCTTCTAGGGGGGTTGGTGGGGTATTTAGCCGGTGCGATAGTGGCGGAGGCGTTTATGCACGGCGCGTTTCCGCTATGAATTGCTTTCCGCTAATAGTGCTAGGTGTGTGTTTGGCGGCAGTTCTAGTCGCATACATAGCCACGAGCCGGCGATGAAAAGGCCCGACCTTTGGCTTGAGGCTATTGTGCTAGTGGGTGTTCCCCTCGGAATGTTGGTGCTCTGGTGGCTGCGGTAGGCTGATGGCTACCCCAGAAGGTAAGGTCAAAGCCAAGGTCAACAAGATACTCGCCGCCCACGGGGCAAACGTATACTCGTACATGCCGGTCAAATCCCAGTTCGGCGCCACGACTATTGATTACCTAATATGCGCATACGGGTATTACCTCGGTATAGAAACCAAAGCCCCCGGCAAACACCCGACGCCCCTACAATGGCAGCATATTAGACGCATAGTCTCTTCGGGTGGTCTGGTGTTTGTTATCGACGGCGACACAACAGAGTTGGAGAAATTCCTTGCAAGTGCACGTATCGGCCAAGCACAAACTCCTAGGGGTTCCGTATTCGGAACAGATCAAAAACCTGTTTCCCTCTGCGCCGGTGATGGGCAAATTCCTCCTGGTGCCGCACGCTCCCGACGCAAGCTTCCTGCTGCGTAGGCTTGGTTACGACGTGCCCAGCCCGATCCTGACACACTATGATTGGTGCGGGGGAAAGCCGTTCGAGGCACAGCGTCAGACTGCGGCGATGCTGACTATGAATAATAGGGCATACGTATTGAACGGCATGGGATGTGTTGATGCAGACACAGAATATCTGTCGCCTACTGGGTGGAAGCGCATTGCTGATTACTCCGAAGGTAATGTTGCTCAATATCATCCGGACACGGAGACAATCGAGTTTGTGCAGCCGACGCAATTCGTCAAGCTGCCATGCTCAGACATGATACGGTTTAAAACTACCCGCGGTATAGACCAACTTCTATCGCCAGAGCATAGAGTGTTGTTGGCTGACGGCACTGTTGTTCCAGCGACCACAGTAGAAGAGACGTATGGCAGCCGCGCTGCGAGGGGGAAGAATAGGTTCCGAACCACCTTCCGAGTATTAGGTACGCCTGGTATCGCGCTAACTGATGAACAAATCCGTGTTCAGGTAGCCGTAAACGCTGATGGGCACGAACGTAAAAGCGGTAGTGTGGCAGTACGCCTTAAAAAGGCGCGCAAGATCGAGCGTATGCGCCACTTACTGGTCGCTGCAGGTATAGCTCACGATGAACGCCCTTGCCCCCCTGCGGGTTTTGTTAGATTTACGTTTTCTCCGCCGGCGTGGAAGGGGTTTGGGCCACATTGGTGGGGGGCGACTCAGGCACAGCTTTGTGTAATAGCGGACGAACTTACACACTGGGATGGTACTGTTCATAAAAAGGACGGCCACACGTTCTCTTCGTATGAACGCGCCGACGCAGATTTTGCGCAATACGCATATAGCGCCTCCGGCCGTAGGGCCTCGCTTAATGTACCTAACGGCGTTGAATACGTCGTGCACGCAAAGGCCGGCGACCCAGTCATAGGGCTGCATCAGTTGCGTAATAACGTGCGTAGAGAGCCATCTACGGACGGATTTAAGTATTGCTTTATGGTGCCAAGCACGTTCCTGTTACTTCGCCGTAACGGCTGCATCTTCGCCACCGGGAACACCGGCAAGACGAAGGCAGCGCTGTGGTGGTGGGATTACCTTAGAAGTAACGGTCTATGCGGCAAGCTGCTGGTGTCCGCGCCGCTAAGCACGCTGGAGTTCGTGTGGGCGAAGGAAGTGTTCGCCACCCTATCGCATAGGAAGTGCGTCGTGCTTCACGGCACGCGCGATAAGCGCCTCAAGCGCGTAGCTGAGTCCGACGCCGAGATCTTCATCGTCAACCACGACGGCCATAAAATCATCGACGAGGCTGTGCTCGCGCGGGGCGATATCGATGCGTTGGTGATCGACGAGTTGCGCGCGTTCTCCAACGCGGCAAGCGCCCGCAGCAAGGGTATGGCTAAGCTAGCATCAAAGATGAAGTGGGTGGTCGGCATGACAGGTAGCCCGATCCCGGGTGGACCGCTTGATGCTTACGGTCAATGCCGGATCGTCACGCCGCACACTGTGCCGAAGTATTTCTCGCACTTCCGTGAACAGCTATGTACGCGGGACGGCCCCTACGACTGGACGCCGCGCGATAACGCGGTCGAACAAGTCTACAAGGCGATGACGCCACACGTCAGGTACACGCTGGACGACGTGGTGGAGCTGCCCGAATGCGTCGAGCGCACCATGGACGTGGGGATGGGGGCGCAGCAGGCCCACATCTATAAAGAACTCAAAACCAAGTGCTTCGCAGCTGTGCAGTCGCAGCAGATAACAGCGCTCAATGCTGGGGCGGTCATGATGAAGCTACTGCAGGTGGCATGCGGCTGGGTCTACGCCAAGGATGGGTCCATCGTGGCGCTGGACAACAACGAGCGCATGAAGGCTTTGTTAGATGCCATCGAGAGCACTGATCGTAAAGTGTTGGTGTTCGTGCCGTTCAAGCACGCCCTCGAAGGATTATGCAGCGCACTCACAAAAGAGAAGATAGATTTCGTCCCTATGTCCGGGGACACGCCGCCCAACAAGCGCGCAGAGATATTTAATCTGTTCCAGGGCACGACAAAATACAAAGTCATGCCGGCGCATCCAGCATGTATGTCGCACGGGGTCACGTTGACCGCGGCTGCAACAACTATCTGGTTTACGCCGATCCTAAGCCTCAACACATACGAACAAGCCAACCACCGCATGCGCCGTGTTGGGCAGCAGCACAAGCAGTTACTTCTGAAGTTACAAGGCACGCCAGTCGAGAAGAAGATCTACAGCATGCTCGACGGCCATCAGCGCGTGCAGGACAAGCTGCTTGAGTTGTTCGCCGATGGCACATCGCGTGAATAACCTTCACCACGCGTGAATAACCTTACCCATAGGAGAAGGAGTTTATGAACGCCGTAACCAAGCCGCAACCGTTCGATATCGGCAAACGTGTCTCGCAATATGTTCAATTGCGTGATATGATCGCCGCCAAGAAGAAACAACAAAAAGAAGAACTCAAACCCTGGCAGGACGCACTCGATAAACTCAACAGCGTACTCCTAGGGTATCTGAACGCAACCAACCAAAACAGCGCCAACACTGACGGCGGCACGGTATACCGTACGCCGGACGAAAGCGTGTCGCTCGCTGATCCAGATGCGTTCATGCGCCATGTCATCGGCACCGAGAGCTGGGAGCTGATGGATCGCAAGGCCAATAAGACCGCCGTAAAGGCGTATATCGAAGAGCACAAGCACGCCCCTCCGGGCGTGAACTATTCCAGTTCGTATGTGGTGGGCGTGACGCGCCCGGCTAAGGAGAAGAGCAAGTGAGCAATTCAGTGACTGTAATCCCCCAAAACTTCGGGGCAGTTTCCACCGTGTTCGCCAACGCGCCTGTCGAGAACGATCTCGGCGCCGGCGTATCCCAGGGCTTCGGACTGGTTGGCTACAAGGGAAAAGTCTGGAGCATCCGCCATCGCGGTGAAGAGCACCAGTTGATGCGCGACGACGGCGACGGACCAAGATCTTCCATTGAAGTGGTTATCGTCAAGGCATCGCCCGTCATCGGCAAGATCTGGTACGAGAAGGGCTACGTCGAGGGCTCCAACGAAGCGCCTGATTGCTTTTCCGCCAACGGCGTTGTACCTGACAACTCATCGCCCAAGAAGCAGTGCGATACTTGCGCGCTGTGCGATAAGAACAAGTGGGGATCGGCGCCGACCCGGGCTGGGCAGCCCCCATCCAAGGGCAAGGCGTGCAGTGACTCGAAGCGCTACGCCGTGGTTCCGCTTGGCGATATCCAGAACGAGCTGTACGGTGGGCCTCTTTTGTTGCGCGTGCCGGCCGCGTCTATGGGCGCCGGAGCCGACTACGGCACGATGATGGCCAAGCTGGGGTATCCGTACTACGCCATCGGGACGCGCATCCAGTTCGACCCGAAAGAGTCATACCCGAAGTTCCTGTTCAGCGCCATTCGTCCACTTAATGACGAAGAGGCGTTGATGGTCAAGGAGCTGCAAAACGACGTGCGTACGGCACGGGTGCTGGCCGACGACCAGGTTACTCCGCCCGCCCAAGCGGCCGCTCCTACTGTGCATAGCGTGTTCGAACAGCCGCCCGTTAACGCACTGCCGGCTCCCGCGCCCGCTCCCAAGCAGGAATCACCCAAGCAGGAAGCTCCCAAGCAGGAAGCGCCCAAGGCCGCCAAGCCGAAGCTAGAAGTGGTGAAGGCGGCACCTGCTGTTGTTCCCGACGAGCCTGACTCTGGGGATATTGGCGAAGCCTCGCAGTTCGAAGCCGACCTGGACGCGCAGTTGGACGCATTACTTCCGAAGTAACGTGTGGGGGCCAACCACTCCACACGGTTGGCCCCAATTACCTACCCACGATAAAAGGCAGCACATGAGCTTCGAGGAAGCGCGAGAATACCTCGCCAAGGTAATCCCTTGGCCGCAGTCCGGTCAGGCGGGCTACGTAAATATTATGTATACCGTCAAATTGCCAAACCGCGACAAGCCGGTTTGGCGTGGATCACCATGCACCACACTCGACGCAGCTGTCAACGCTATACAATACGCACAGCGTAAACCCGACACGCGCGACATATACCTCTGCATGTCGTTGCAGAGTAAGTGCGAAGAGAAGGTGAACCCCAAAACTGGCAAATCTTTCAAGGCTGCCGTCCGTAATCAGGAGAACGCCATTGCGCTCAAATCGCTATTCCTCGACATCGACGTGCGCCCCGGCGAGCCACACAAAGGCTACGAAACACTGGCGGACGCAACAACTGCTCTTGGAAGTTTCCTCGCGGCTACAGGCCTGCCGAAGCCTAGTGTCATTGTCGAATCGGGAGGCGGGTTACAGACCTATTGGACGCTTGCTAGGGTTCTTGCGCCGGAAGATTGGAAGCCGCTTGGGTTTGCGCTCGCGGAAGCCACCAAGCGCCACGGGCTCAAGTGCGACAGCGGCTGCAGTATCGACAGCGCGAGAGTCCTTCGCATACCCCAAACGGAGAACTGCAAGCGGGAGCCCCGGCGACCGGTTAGACTGGCCGGTGCAAGAACAGACTTCGACTACAGTGTTGATCGTCTCTGGAAATCACTGGAAGCCTACCGAGTCGCAGTGCCAGTACGAGCAGCAAGTGCAAACGGTGCACTACCAGGCTTCCCGCAACTCACCCCAATCACCGGAATAAACGACCTTGCCGCTGGCGTAGACACCCGCGGTGCGCTGGTGGATATACTGACGGTGGCGCCAGAGTGCGGGTTCGTGCGTGACGCGCTCGCCACCGGCGGCATGACGATAGGCAATGCGCTATGGAACATATCAACACTGCTGGCAACGTTCTGCGAGAACGGACGCGCCCAGGCCCACGCTATGGGCCACCAACATCCCGAGTATTCCCCGGAGTCAACAGATGAGCTATTCGACCGCAAAGAACGAGAGCGTCAAGAGAAAAATCTCGGCTGGCCAGCTTGTGCCACTATCAGCGGGCAAGGCTGCACCGCTTGCAACTCCTGCAAACACTTTGCAGCTGGAAAGTCGCCTCTCAACCACAGAGTTGCCCCGCCTGCTAGCCAAGTTGGAAATGCACCTGCACCTGCAAGCAACCAACCCGCTCAACAACCGAGTGTTGGTAACAGTCCAAGTGCTGTAAACGACTTACCCCCGGGGTATAGTCGCGATGCGGCCGGGTTCATATTCCGATCAGAGACCGACGATCAAGGGGTGACGGTTCAGAAGATACTGTGCAAATACCCCATGAAAGATCCGTGGATGCAGCAAGATCCGTGGATCTTACACTTCAAGACAAACCTCACCGGTGGCCGGGACGAACAAATCGCTGTCCCCTTTGAGGAAGCGCACGCGCCCGACACCCTGCGCAAATGTTTGTGGGGTCAGGGAATAACCTTCGGTCAAGAAGCAAAAGCAATAGGTGAATTTATGACAAGCTGGATACAGAAACTACAATCTACCAAAGGTTTGGTTGTTAGCTCCGCCCCGTTCGGGTGGATCGAAAAGGGCGGCAAGCTGGAAGGGTTCTGTTACGGCGACAACGTGTGGACGCCCACCGGCAACCGCCCCGCTGCCAGCACCGATCATGTGCTAGCCAAGCAGTACCGTCCTTGTGGCGATATGCAGCCGTGGGTGGACGCGGCATTGCTAGTTACCTCGCAGGGTAGGAGCGATCTGGACGCCGTGGTGGCCTCGTCGTTCGGCGCGCCCCTTGTGCGGTTCACCGGCATGACCGGATTGCTTATGAGCATCTACTCGATGGAGAGCGGCATCGGCAAGAGCACGGCGTTGAAGGTCGCCCAGTCGGTGTGGGGTAACCCGATTACCGCCATGCAGGGGCTCAGCGACACGAGCAACAGCGTCATCAATAAGATCGGCGAGATCAAGTCTCTGCCGTTGTATTGGGACGAGCTGAAGACGGAAGACGACACAAGGCGGTTTGTTAATCTGGCGTTTCAGCTATCGCTCGGCAAGGAGAAATCCAGGCTGCGTGCGGACGCATCTCAGAGGGATCCGGGTACATGGCAGACGATCATGGTGTCGGCATCCAACGAGAGCCTGCTGGACTTTGTGCTGAGCCGCACGAAGATGACTACTGCTGGGTTGTTTCGAGTATTCGAATATGTAGTCATGAAGCCCACTGCCTCTGTAACTATGGGACTGGCAAAGGCCCAGAGTATTCTCGGTCAGTTACATGGGAACTACGGGAACGTGGGTCTGGAGTATGCGAAGTTCCTCGGCTCGAACTTTATGCGTGTGGAAAGCGAAACCCAGAAGTATTTCGACGACGTGCTTAATGAATGCGGCGGCACGCCGGACGAAAGGTTTTGGTTTGCGTTGGTGGCGTGTATCTGCATGGGCGCCAAATACGCTAACGAGCTGGGCTTTACGGCATTCAACGAAGCAGCGTTGAAGAAGTTCATGATCGGCTCGCTGACTGGTATGCGGCGCGAGCGTAACTCCCAGCCCGTCGATATGGACAAGACCGAGAACGTGTCGAACATCCTGGCGCAGTTTCTTAATGCCATGCGCGGGCGGCACACGCTGTTCACTAACCGCATCCATATCAGCGCCGGCAAGCCCCACAAGGGCTCCATACAGGTCAAGCGCGACGCTACCAAGATGGACGGGGTGTACGTACAGGTAGGATTGGACGACAAACTCATTCGCATGAGCAGCTTCAAGATGAGCGAATGGTGCCGCGAGAAGGAAGTGTCTCGGCATATGTTCACGAAGGCCCTCGAAAAAGAGTTCGGCACGAAGCTGGTGCACGGAAGACTGGGTGGCGGCACGGACTTCGGCACGGGCGCTACCGAGTATTTGATCGAGATTAACCTCGCAGGGTTAAACGCTGCGAAGTTTATTGATGGGGAATGAGCTATGTGTGAAAGGGAAAACGAGCCGACCTACGAAGCAGAAGATTGCGGGTGCGAGTGCACTGAAGACGGTATGGCGTCGGAGTGGAACTGGGACCCTGAGCAAGAATGTTACGTGTGCGAAGGGTGTGGAGAGGTACAGTGAAGCCCTCCCGTCTTGCAGCATGCCCCCGGCGCGGTCTCAAACACGAAGAGGCCGCGCTGTATATAGGCATCAGCGTATCCACGTTCGACCGCCTACGAGCCGCTGGTCGCATGCCGGGGCCTAATCCGATTGGTGTATGGGACATCTCGAAGCTTGACCGGGCGTTTGACTTGCTGTCTGACTCGTCAGATGAAGAAATCCTCGCCCAGGTTGGTTGATCTCGTCAGAGGCTACTACGCCTCTCCGGAGTTCCGCGCGCTTAGTTACAGCACGCGCTATGTGAGGCGGCTGCAGCTAGACCGCATATTACGCGAACCAATAGGTCCTGAGAACCCATCTCTTATAGAAACGCTACCGGCGGAGCTTACCCCAAAGGTAATCCGCAAGCTGCGTGACAGACGCGCTGCCAAAGTAGAAAGTGCTAACGGCCTGCTTAAGTCGTTGCGCGCTGTCTACAAGTGGGGCACCGAGCAGGAACTTGTAAACATAAACGCGGCACGCGACGTTCCATATATAAAACACAAGACGGCTGGCTTTCATACGTGGGCAGCTGACGAAGTTGCAACCTACGAGAAACATTGGCCACTTGGAACCCACCAACGCGTAGCCTTGGCGGTGCTTCTATATACTGGTTTGCGCCGTAGCGATGCTGTGCGTGTGGGCTACCACATGGTGAAAGACGATTGGCTGCGCGTGCAGACAATTAAAACCGGCAGTGTGGTTGAGCTTCCGGTTCTGGAGGATCTAAAGACCGTGCTTGCTGCTGGGCCTCTTGGTAAAGAGACTTGGATAGCCGGCCTTCGTGGTAACCCAATACAGGCTGACAGCTTCGGTAATATGTTCCGCGAGTGGTGTAACAGCGCGGGTCTGACACATTGCACGGCACACGGCCTGCGTAAGGCGGGGGCCTGCCAAGCTGCGGAGCGAGGCGCCACCGAGCAGCAACTTATGGCGATCTTTGGGTGGGTGACCAGCCAAGAGGCGATCCTCTACACCCGTGCTGCCAACCGTCGCAAAATGTCGGGCGAAGCGGGCAGGTTTTTAGGGCGAAAAGAAGTGGCTCCCAGCCCCCCAGAAAACGACTTATAACTTGTTGTTTTTGCTGCTTTGTGGTAGAACTCGCAGGGGAGACACAAAGTCGAGTTATCATATGGTTATGGTAGGAATGTAACCCTAGTGATACCTCTAACGACCCCACTCAGGAGCAACAGTTGAGAACCACAACCAAGAATCACATCACCTCCATTTACTTCCTGTCCGGCGGCGACCTGATAAAGATAGGTCGGTCTGCAGATGCTGACACACGCATTAGAAAGTTGCGAGCATCCTCGCCTTACAGACTAGAGGTGTTGTGTGTTAGGCACAACGTACGCGCCTGTGTAGAGGTCTACCTACACACCAAGTTCGCCAAGTTCAGAAGGCACGGCGAATGGTTCTCGGATGCTCCGGAGATTCGCGCGGAGATCGACCTAATCCTGAAAGGCCAAGCGCCCTACATGCGCAAAAACTTCAGGTTCGTACCAAATTGGCATCTGGCCGACCCGATGGTAGCTGCCACCGTATCTGAACGAGAAGCAGACAGGCAGCTTATGGCCTGCGTCGGTTAAGCCGGCCGACCACCAACCATCTCAACAAGGCACCCCGCAAGGTACGAAGCGGGGGCTTCGTCATTCTTGCCCTCGTCGGTAGCTTCTTTCAACTTGTCGCCAGCTAGTGCTTGGCACGTCTCCATGTCCGGCATCTCGATGCGGTGCGGCGCCTGCGGCTTCACCCCGACTTGCGACATCCACAGAATCAAAAACACCTTAATCATTGGTCGCGCTCCCATCCCCTGTTCACGTGGACTGATCGCACGCGCAGGTTTCTTCTGTTGTTGGACCCGCCCGAGCGGACAGGCCGTATGTGGTCTACGTCTTTGCCTTGGATTGCGGTCGCGCCCAGGTCTTTACGCACAGTGGCCCGGGCCTCGTTGCGCATCTCACGCTTGTGTATGTTAGTAGGGGTATGATTATACCCCGCATCCATGGCATGGATCTGCTCCGGTGTCCGGTGCGAGCTGGGATCGCGCTTGCCGTATTCACGCATTACTGCACCGAGCCCTTCTCCAGCTCGCCGGCGTAGACTACGGACGCCATAAGCTTCCCATCCGGGAACTGCGCCACCACAACAATGGCTTCGTCCGGGCATGCGGTTTCGTCACCGATCCTGTCGAACATATGTGACACGGGCAGCGGTCCTAGCTGCGGATGATTGAAGATTATCATCTCGCCCTCTTGGGTTTTTTACGCTTTGCGTTGGATACGATGCGCCCCTTAGTGAAGCCGTCCGTGGCGTAATACGCGACTACCTGTTTCTTGGTGAACTTGCGCCCAGACGGCGACACGTACTTGTCTGGCGCCACCTTCTGGAACGGCATATCATTTCACCCGCTTAAGTTTGGGGTTAGCCTTCTTCGCTGCAGCTGAGGCATTGCGCGTACTCTTGGCGAGGATGGCACCCGCTGCCTTGGGGGACACGCCTTCCTTGGCTGCGATCTTCTTCTGCACAGACTTAAACGACATAGTTACCTCGTGGGGTTAGTAATTGTAGACTGAGGTTCTTGCGATAATATCCTTGGTCTGCTTGGTGTTCCTAATCCCGCCCACTGCAGTGGCGTTGGTTTTGGCTTGCGAGCGCACGAAGCTATCCAGCTGCGAGCGCGTTAGCTGGTTCTCGCGCGGACGATCTTTGTTCCACTGCTCGATGCGCCCCCAAAGCAACATACGGTCGTAGGGCTTGGCGGCTGCCCACTTGGTTTCGAAGTCCTGGCGCTCCTGGCGCTGCTGCGCACCCATGCGGCCGGCTTGCGCGCGTCGTTCGCCCTGCTCTGCAATGGCAGCAGGCGTGAAGCCTGCGGCCCGAACACCAATCTCGTACGGCGTCATAGCGCGCTGCGTTTCCATACCACGGTCGTTAGTCGTAGGCGTTGTTCCTCGTGCAGCCTTTATCACATCCGACGCTGCCTTGATCGGGATCGCCAGCTCTGCAGCCTGGGCAAAGTCGCCCTTCATAAGGGCCTGGGACATCTTGACCTGATCCAGCAGCAGCCCAGCCGGTGCACCTGCGACCGTGTCGAACAGCCACGCCTTAAGATCGTTGGGCTTGTTGGAGCGCGGGGCGCCGAACGTCAGCAAGCTATCCAAGCCTTGGCGGGCGCCGGACTCGATGCCAATCGCACGCGGCAGGCCGTGGGAGAAAATCTCGCCACCTTTCTTGCCTAGCACCGCTGCGGTCTTCTCGCGGATAACCTGCTCGAAGTCCTGCCAGCTGAACCCTGTCAGCCCGAACATGTTGGCTGCCATCAGCGCCACCTTGAATGGCTCCAACGGCAGACCCATAGCGCCCGCCACAACAGCGTGGGTAACCATCAGCCCAGCGAACTGCTTAGCTGCCTCACGGTCGCCTGCTATAGCGCCCCTGAAGGTGCTACCCAGGAGGTAGTAGGTTTTCTGCGCGAACTTCTTGAACTGCAGCGCCAGCGCCCCTACCGGGGTCTTGAACGCCCGCGCCGCGTTCCACGACGAGTAATCACCCATCGTCTTGTCGGTAGTTTCCAGCGCGTAGTGCATCGAGGCTTCGTGGTTGCCGGTGCGGCGATATTCCAGTTCGTACGCAGAGAGTGCCGTTACCGCGCGGTTGATACTTTCAATCGCCGTGCCGACCTGGTTCGCCATCAGGTCGGCACGATCCAACCCGCGCCCCAAGGCGTTCGAGCTAGGATCGACGTGGCGCCCCACCTCGTAGATCGCGTTATGGCTGAGCAATCCGCGGTCGCGGATGTAGTCCAGCATCTCAGAGTATCTCCTTGCTTTGTCGCCACCCAGCGATGGTGACTTTGCAAGGTTATCCTTCATGTCCTTGATGTAGTCCGTGAATCCAAAGTCCTGGCTCCACGCCTTGGCGGTGTCACGCAGCGAGTTCATCATAGCGCCGCGCGCGCCGATGGCGTTATACGCTTCGCTCATGACGCGGGCAGCGGAGGCAAACCCGTGTCGACCACCTATCACCGGCAGGGCAGTCGTCCAGGGCTCCTGAGCGTTGATCACATGGAAGCTGACGCCAGCGAGCTTATCCAGGCGCGATACCTGCAGCAGGCGATTGGCGATGGTTGAGCCTACGCCGGGCGCTTCTTGCGACGGTACGTCGTGTAGCGCTTTATCAAACGCCTGACGCAGCTCAGTGCGGCGTAGATGCTGTCCGTTGTTCTGATGCTTGAGGTCTTCGATGGTCTTGTCCATCGCGGCAAACGCCGCGTCGATCTTGGACTGCCACCGTAACTTCGCAAGGTAACGCGCCGAGGTCTTGGCGTACTCGGCAGTGACTTTGCCGATATCCTGCGAGAAGCCGGAAACATTTCTACGCTGCAGGAACCTGCCTTGAATCTTGGTAGCACCGCGTGCGATGATGCTGGCCTCGTTCAGGGCCTGGTGCATTGCATTCTTCACGGTGTCGGGTGCGTTCTTAAATCGATCCTGCCGCTCCAGCGCGTGCATCACCAATGCAATATCCCCGGCCATCATGCCCGGGCTCTTGGCGTTTAGCTCCCTACGCAGCGAAGTGCTCACGTCTTTAAGGCCGGCAGCGCGCAACTCTTCGGCACGGTTAAGGGCGCTGCTCTCGCTGGTGTGAAACTCCGTGTGCTGATCCTGCAGGCGTATCGCGTACGCCGGGACGGCGTTTACATCGTCCTTGGGGAGGATCTTAGTGTGATCGTTCTTATCGACGAAGATCTTGTTCGTATCGGTGTGTGTTAGGTCGTGAGTTTTTGCCCAGGCCAAGGCTGCGTCTCTACCGGGCTTATCACCCCCGTTGTTGGCGGGGTCGGCGAACACGACCCTTCCATCGTCCAGCCGCGTAGCAGATTTTGGTACGTCGATTTCGTGGCGTCCGTTGACGACGAAGTCACCGTATCGCCTGAAGGGGAGATACAGTCCTTCGAGTCGCTTAAACTCGCGGATGCGATTGATCGCGCGTACTGGGGTGTCAGTCGCAAACTTCTCCCTGTCAGCATCGGTAAGCCCATCCATGTGTATGCGCTCGGCCAAGCCGGGCTCGTGGACACCTGCCGCTTCCAGCACGTTCTTGATATGCTGCAGCGACAGCTTGTTCTGCATATCGCGGAAATATGTTCCGACCTTCTGCAGCAGCGCTTGGCCCTCTTTGGGCAGCGCGTCGAACTGTTTCTGCAAGTCAGGCAGGCGATGTTTTGCTTGGACGTTGTTCGCCACGTCCTTGCCCAGGTGTGTGTTGTCAGCGGTCTTGCCCAGGTTAACGTTTAGATTGCTGGCTTCGAACCCAACCTCGGCAACATCCGCCAGCTTCTCGTTTCCGAAGTCACGTTGAAACTCAGCGATATCGCGCACGATCTTCTCGCCACCGTGGTCGCCCAGTATCTTGGTGGCTTCCTGGTTCTGACGCGATAGCGCCTCGACTAGATCCTTCGCGTTGCCGTGGAACTGTTCGCCAGCGCGTGCAGACTGGTAGCCTAGCTGGCGTACGCTGGACAGCGTATCCATACCCCGGCGTAGTTTGCCGGCAAGATCTATACCAGTGTTCCTTACCCCGGAAGTAACTTCCTCTCGGGTCGGCGTCCTAAGCGCGCGAGTTCCCGGCTTCCAATCGCCGCGCGGCTCCACACGACCTTGGGAAATCAACCAGTCGCCCTGCGCCAGTGCCCCTTCCAAAAGGGTATGTGCGCCATCCGGCATACCCAACCACTTACGAATAGAAGCAACTAGCGCGTCCCACATAGAGCGGCGCTCGCCCATCTTCATGGAGGCAGCCAACTCGGGCGACATGTCAATGCGAGCGAGAAGCTTCTGGAACTCCGGGTTGGATAGCGCCTCCGAAATAAACTCGTGCTCGTCCGTCAGCGCATAGTGCGCCACTCGCAGTGCGTCTTCGTCGCCTGTATCCGTTAGGTACTTATCCACCTCGGCGAGCATACGTTTCGTTTGTTCGGCAGCGGCGGTGGATTTTTCCAGTGCGTCGTTGGCAGCCTCATGCAGCAGCTCGTGCAGCACGACGTGACTGTATTTTTGCTTGTCTTCGAATACATCCTTGCGGATATACACAGCCCTGGTTTTGCGGCTCCATAGTCCTTCAGCAGAACTATAAGACGGTCGCCCGTCCATGCGGGCCATATCCTCTAGCGAAACAACATGGATTTTAGTATCGCCGATAAGGCTCTTCAGGCGCGCAGATACAGCAGTGTAGATTGCGCGAGACACCACGCCGTGGGGCAGCGCATTGGAAGACAGTGCTTCCCGTGCAGTGGTCGTGTGCACGGGTCTGAAATATGCACCACCGGGGGCCTTCTCTATGCGTGGTCCGCCGCCCTTGGCGCGCACGTCTTCTGGGATCGGCAGCTCGTGCTGATCGGAAGCTTCCTTCTTGGTGTTACCCTCTTTCAGCCACTCCTGGAACTTGTCCTTCGACATCGACACGATGTTGCCGATGCGGTCGAAGCCCCTGCCATCGGAGAAAGACTTCTCATAGGCTTCCATGGCGGCGGGGCCGTCCTTGTAGCCGTACATGACTTTGTGTTCGTCGAACTTCCCGGTGTCGGGATCGATCTGGTCAATGACGAAGACATGCTCGCCCTTGCCGCTGTAGGTGATATCTACGTGGTCGCCGTCCGCACCCTTGGTACGCTTAATGTAGCCGTAGTGGTCCGGCATGACCACTTCCCACGGCTTACCATCCGGGCCGATACCCTTGCGTGTTGAGCCCTTCTCATTCTCGATGGCAATATCTAGACCGTCAACACTGAGATGTGTTTTCTTATAGTTGCCCGCTTCCTTCTGGGCGGGCGTAGGCTCAGTGTTTACTTTGGCGGCTACCTTCTCCTTTATCGCAGCTACTTTTTCTGTAACCTTTGGGGTAACTTTGGTTTCGTATTTGGCGCGCTCTTCGGCAGTAACTTTGACGTGGCGTAAAGCCGAAGCTGCCTTAGCCCCCACCGCTTTCACCACGGTGCCGGCCTTGGTAATGAGGCGGCGCTCTTCTGCTGCATCTTCTATATGCACGCCGCTGGTTGTCTTGGCGGTTTCGGGCTCGCCTCGGCTAACATGAGCAGCGGCTTCGCCAGCGGACTTGCGCTCGCTGCGCATAATGCTGAAGTCGCCACCGTAGGCAGCTCGCTCGCGGCCGGCGAAATCGATGATATGCGCCTTTACCCCGCTGCTGGAATATCTGCCCAACAGGTCCTTAACCTCACGCAGCCAAACGACGTGGTCGGGCGTGGTGTCAGTTACTTTCTGGGGGATCGTAACCCCGGCCTCTTCGGCGGACTTTACGATCCCTTGCAGACGGTCAAGCAGTGCCCTCTTATCCTTCATACTGGTGGGGTAGACGAACTTGTCGGGCTTGCTCGCGTCGAAAATGGCCTTCGCCTTGTCAGCGTCGCTGACTAGCTTTTCCTTCTCCGCCTTGGTGCGATGCTTCTCGCCGGGCTCTACCGGCTTCTCGGCGGCACCTGCTTCTTTGAGGGCTGCAGCTTGCTCAGCCCTAGCCTTGGCTACGATCTCCTGGGCGCGCGGAGTCAAGTCCTCCAGTACGCGGGGCTTGGTAGGAACTTCCGGCTTAGGTGCTACAGGCTCTACAGCGCGAGGCTGGGGGGCCGCCTGGGCGACCGGCTCGGGCTGGGGTACTTCGGGCGGCCTAACCTCGGCAGCGCGCTGTACGGGCTCTACAGCTATGGCTGGAGGCTCCTGGCGGATAGGTTGGGGGGCTAGCTGTGCAGCCTCAGGCTGCGGGGGAGGGACGTGCGGCTGCGCCACCTCGGCAGCGGTCTGGCGGTCAGTGATTACCTCGGGGCCTGGACTGTGCGCAGCGATGGCTACAGCCTGGTCTGGCGCAATCGTCGCGACGACGGGCTCAGTTGTGGGGGGTGGCTTGTTCTTCTTGCCTTTGGCGACGGCCTTGGCGGCTTCAGCCTTTGGGTAGGTACGCTCCGATCCCGTGTGCGTGATCTCGCTACCGACCGGGATAGTTTCGTCCGGGGCCGGGGCCGCACCGGTGCGCCCTGTCTTTAGGACTGAGCCAACGTCGGCAGGTGTGCTGGTCGGGGTAGGTTCTTTGGCAGTTACTTCGGGAGTAACTTCTCCCTCTGCCGGTCTTCCTTTAGCTTTGCCCGCCCGTACCCCAGCAAGGCTGCCCAGAGCGCCAGCGAGAACAGTGGGCTCAAGGATAGCATTAACAAGCGCCTGCCTATCGAAGTCCTTTGCAAGGCCCCCCTCCATCTCGGCATGTTGTTCGGTGTAGTTAGCGACACCACCTTGTAGGCCACCCGTGCCGCCAGCTTCGAGCGCGCCCATGCCCATACGCTTGGCAGCGCCTTGCTCGGCAGCGCCCAGCACCGCACCTTCGCCACCGCGGGCCAGCATGCCCGCTGGGCCTACGGCATTCGCGATAGCCCCAATCGCGAAGTTGATGGCGGGCTTGGCGCCCATGATCTGGTGGTTGTACTGCTCGCGAGCCTGCGGCTCGTCGAACATCGTACGCAGGCCCCTGTAGAGTTCGCTCTCTTTCTGAAGGGCCTTATCGGATAGCGCGTCAGTCTTGGCGTAGATATCGTCTACGAACTGCCCGGTGTTGACCGCACCGCCAGCTGCAGCAGCAGCTACAGTAGCGCGCACCGCGCCACCCACAACGCCACCGGGGAGCGCGCTCGCCAAGAGTTGCGCCGACATGCCCGTGGTCTTTAGGGCACCAGCGCTAAACGGGTGGCTCAAGAAGTCGCCCGATGTGATGCTCGATTCAAGGCGCTTATGGGCTTCATCGGACAAGCCACTAAGCGTCTGCTCCTTGCCGATGTTGGAGATTTGCTCTTGGGTCTTGTCTAGCGCGGCGAGATCCTTGGCGCCGATCAGCTCGTGGACGTACCTGGCGCCGGCCGACATCTGGGCGTCGAGGCCCTGCACGCTGGACGCGGCAACGCGACCGTAGTCAGCCCAGGTGGGCGACTGCTGGTCCGTTACGGGTGCTTTCTCTGAGCCTAACGACCAATCATCAGCCATTGACACCGTGGCATTTTCCGCCATCTTGTTGCCTGCTGCCGCAGGAGGGTTACATGGGGCAGGTACTTCGTTACTGGGCGCTAGCCCTACTGTTTATCTTGCCTATCGTCGTGGTCGGAGTAGGTTGGGTGGCCTACCAAAAGCTAACCGGTCCTAGCTGCGTTATCGAGCCCGGCACGTTGGGCTGCGAGAAGCATTACTGAGGTGGTCTGTTTAGCTCCGGTATATACGCCCCCCTCCCAATCGCTCCGGGTGTCATAACCTTGCTGCGTTGTTTGTCGCGCTCAGCGGCTTGCTGCGTTTGTAGATCCGAAATAAGCCCCTGCTTTTTCTTCTCCTGAGCCTGCTCTTCCGCAGTCTTAGCGTCGGCTGCTTCCTTGCCCTTCTGAGCACTGGCCCGGGCGAGCGCGATCTGCGCTAGTGCGTTGCGTGATAGTTTGATTACACTACCGTCCTTGAACTCGGCAGTGGCGCTGCCGTCCTGGCTGGGTGTCAGCTTGTAGTCCGGCGCGTTCTTGGCGTCGGTAAGCTTGAGCGCAGCGCGTATCGACATGGCCGGGTCCGCGTCGTTGGAGACGTGGATCTGCGATGCGATGCTCTTGACGGTGCCTTCGGTTTCCTTGCCCAACTCGAACCCGCTAGCCGCATCCTCGATGTTCTTAGCTGCGTTGGTGCGGTCGCTAAGCTTAGGCACGCCCATGGGCTTTGGTTGTTGGGTGGGTTTGTCCGGCTTCATGCCGGCAATCTGTGACATGGTCTGCCAGTACGTAGAGCCGTTGGCCACGCCGGTCGCCAGCTTCACAAGCTGCGGGCCGCCGAACTTGCCAAGGTCCTGTGCGTTGCCGTCCGAATCAATCGTGCGCGCATGCACCAGATTATCGGGTCCGATGAACGCTTCGATCTTCTTGCCATCCGGCATCACGTCGTATGCCTTCTGCAGAAACGTAACAGCGCCCTGAGCGTCGCCCTTCTGCATCAGCTCCATCGCGTAGCGCCCAAACTTCTCGCTGTTGATGGCGCTCATCTCCACCATGCCAACAGCCAGCGCCTTGGCAGACTTTACGTCACCCTTAGACAGGGCGTTCTTCACGCCGGCGTTGAGGCTCGCAATCAGTCTTGCGTTTTCAGTAAGCTCGTCGTGGGGATCGACTACTTTGGCGATCTGCTGGTATTGCGCATCGCTCATGGCGTTGGGCTTCTTGGTGACAGCCTCAACCATTGCCGAATGCCCCTTGTCCAGGGCGCTTGCACCTTTGCTTGTGCTATAAGCTTCCTGCATCGCCGCAAGGCCGAACCGAACCGGGTTTACATCCGTGGGGTCCTTCTTCGGCGCTTCACCAACGGCACCCTGCTTGCTCCAGCCCTCGGGCTCCGGGGCGTTCTTCCAGCTATCGATCACTTCGCTGGTGTTGAACCCGATGCTGTTGTTCCAGCCTTTTTTAGATGCTGAAGCCGCAGGAGGAGGAGGCGGAGTAGGTGGAGGCGATGCGGGAAGGGGTGCAGGGTCACCCACGGCCGGCTGCGAAACGGCAGTCTGCGATGCATCATTGTCCTGCACCGGCGGGAACTGCTGCGCCGTACCACCATCTGCGTAATACCCAACAGCCGGCCTGCTGGCCATACCACCAGCCGCCATCTTGGGCGTCTGTTCGGTATCGTCAGTATCGTCAGTCGTATCGTCTTCTTCCTCTGTCTCGTCCGCCTCTGCGGGTGCTTCCGTGTCCTCTGGGGCCGGCACAGCCGAAGTGTTAATGTCGTTAGTGGCGCCTACAGCGGGCGTGAACGAACGCGTCGCCGGCGGGGGCTGGCTACCCCCGAAGTTATACGCGGAGTCGACGCTGGGGATCTGAATAGCGCCACCCGTCGTACGACCAGACGGATTCCACTTGCCCTGCTTCTGCAGCTCGAACTTGTCAGCTTCGCGCTGTGCTTTTGCGTGCCGATCTCCAAGCATGGCGCGCTGGTATTCGGTCATAGGCTTAGCGGCGCTACCCTTGCCGCCGGACATGATCTTGTAAATCTGGGCCTGCGTAAGGTCGTGCTTATCCTGGGCTTCACCGGTCTTGAGTTTTAGAAGGGCGTCAGCGGTCTGTTGCTTCTTGACCTTATCATATTCGTTTACGAAACCAGCAACCGCGGCAGATAGATTAAACGACATTGGTGGCCTCACAAGCATATGCGGCTAGTCGATGCAGCGTATTCTTATTCTCGCCCACTAGTCCTAAAGCGGTGTTGCAATTGCTACACAGCAGCCCACGTATTTTGCCAGTCGTATGGCAGTGATCTACGCATAACCTCTTCTTAGCGGTAGGTTGGCGCCCGCACCCAACACATGCACCGCCCTGCGCTTTAAGCATCTCGGTGTATTCTGCCAAGGTGATGCCATATGCCCTCTTCAGTCTGAAATTCAACATACTATCTGGGTTTGCATCCCGCCATGCCTTATTGCGCGCTCGCATAAGCTCAGGGTTCTCTTTGCGGAGCTTAGCTTGTCGTTCCCTAGCTTTTGCTCTAAAATATTCAGTGTTTTTCTCGCGATATAGATCGTTCTTTTCCTTCATCCGTTTCGGATTTTTTAGCCGATATTTTTTCTCATTAGCGCGAGCCGTCAGCCGCCTGTCCTCAGCCAAATATAAATCTACAGCGGATAGCATTAGATTGCTCCCGCTTGCTGGGGCCTACCGCCAATCGCTCCGTTGGGGGTAACGGGACGCGACTGGAATGTAGGTGCTTGTGGGCGAGCTGGCCCAACAGCCGGCTTCGCAACAGCACCTTGTCTGTCCTGGCGGGATTTTTGAATCATCTTCTGTAGTTTTTCTTCGCCCATCCAGCTGGTGACATCCTTTGGCATAACGAACTCGCCCGCAGTGAGCCTCGCGCTCACGTCGTCAGTAGCTTGGCCGCGAGACGGGGAAGCACCGGCCGGGATCGCACCGCCCGGCGTAGGCACATCCCCGCCAGAGGCGGAGAACACAAACCTGCTCTGTGGCGCTGCCGGCGTTGCCATAGCTGGGGCTGATGCGGCTGGCCCTACGGCTGGAGCTGCGGCGGCGGAAGTTGGCGCCATGGACGGGATCGCGCCGCCATCAGCCGCAAATAAGAACGGGCTCTTCAGCGCGGCAGCGCCAAGCGTTGTAGCGCCCCCGAATAACGTTGCGCCCAATGCACCCCACGCCTGAGATGACGCCTGATTCGCCTGATATTGATCCTGATAGTTAGTCTGCTGGTTGGCGAACTGCTGCCCCTGCAGCGCTCCAGCAGTATTCAACGCTGTGTTGCTCAGACTACCGAACTGCGAAGGGGTGCCCATCGTGGACGCACCGCTCGCGGTCGTAGCCAATCCAGTGTTGGCGCCGGCAGCGTTGCCCTGGAGCGCAGTGTTATACTGCCCGCCAACTTGACCCTGAGTAATCTGCCCGTTCTGGATGGCTTGTTGGATAAGCGCACGCCCCGTGGCATCGACCTGAAGCCCGGCTTGGTTCTCGGCGCCGGCAGTGGCAGCCGCCTGCTGCATACGCACGCCAAGGTCCAGCGCACCATAACGCGTCGAACTTGGATCGATCCCATAGCTCTCCAGGTCGCGCGTGGCGTTATCCCGCGCTGCATCAAACGACTGCCCCACGGCAGCGCCGGCAGCGCCCATCTGCTGTTCGCGGAACGCCGGGTTGTTATACTGTTGGGCCTCCTGCGCCTGCTCATTGAGAAGAGGCACAGTGGTGGCTTCGTATTGCGCTCGGTCCTGCGCGGCGTTCGCAGCGTTGGTCTTCGCTATCGCCAGTTGCTGATCGATGATCGGCTGGTTCTGAGCAAGGTTCTGGGCATAGGCGGTCTTGGCCCAGTCGAGCTGCTGTTGCTCTAGCGCATACTGCTTGTTAGAGGCGTCAGTAGACGCTTTAATAAGCCCGCTGTAATCCGGTGCGGGAGGGGGAGTTGGAGTGGAACTACTACCGCCCATGCTGGCGCCTCTGTACGTTTCTGGGCTTCAAATCAAGCCAGCGACACTGGGCGCGGTACATGCCCATTACAACCGCATCACCATCCGGGAAAACGTCGCGGATACGCGTCTCTACAGTAAAACCCAAATGCTGCGCAAAGTCAAAAGCTTTGAGGTTACTCGAACGTTGCATACCGATAATCTTCTTTACGCCTAGTTGGTTAAACGCATAGTCGAAAACTAGCCACAGCCCATCCCTGGAGATCCAGCGTGTGTTGAAGCTAGCTACGTGCATTTTGATGCTGCAGCCGGTGTACTCGGTATAGATCACGCCACCCAGTAGCTCGTTACCTCGAAGGTTACTTATTACGATGTCACGTACGGGGTCGAACGTGCATCGCGCTTGTCTGGATAGCTGGCCGCCGTGCTGAATATTGTTAAATTCTATCATGTGGTTAGTTCATTGGTTTTCGTACACACCCGAAAATGAAGTTCGATCATTGAGAGCCCAGTTGGCAAGCGCACTTTGCACACAGTTAGCTGTTGTATTACCAGTTTTGATAGAGCATCCAGCCAACGCTGCAGTGTTATAATTAATCCCGGGTAAAGCCCCACCAGAGTTCGGAACACTGGGCAACGTAAAGCTTATTAGGTTTGACAAAGTACCTGCGGCCGAGATGGAAAAATCAACCTCTATGTAGGTAGATTTTCCAATCATTTTGTATTTTGCAGAATTTACTATAAATGTAGCGGTACCGGTCCACGAAAAGCCTGGCGTAAATGTCTTCCAAACCCCGTCTACTGCATATGTGTTCGCCATAGTTGGCGCGGGGGCGGTGTTAGCTTCTACGAGGCCATAAAACTTGTTTGCAGTCGCAAACCCACCTGGCGCTCCAGCGTTAGCAAAGGACCCCACTTCGTATTGAAAAAAACTATTGCTCGACGGAAAACTATTGTTAGACGAGTAATCTAGCTGCATACCGACTCCGCCGCCGGAAAATCCAGATACAGCTAAATTATCAAAGGCATTGCTGTCACACACAGCAAGGTAAACACCAAAGTTTGCTACGCCGCCGGGAGTACGCACAAACACGTTGGAGAACGTATTATAATCGGTATCGGAAGTTCCACCGGCATCTCCCGTCAGCACTATACCTTTAGCCGCAGCGATGGCGGGAACTAAGATCGATAGGTTTGTCCAATTATTGTGGAGACTATCGACCTTGCCAACTCCACTATACCCTCCTATTGGATTAGAGGTAGAAGCAATTGCATTTCCTCCGAAATTCTGCAATGTCAAGTCCGAACAGCTACCAAACGAAGCTGAGGTAACAAGGATTCCATTTAGGCCCGCTGTGGATACCCCATCAAGAAACAGGTTTCGAATACCCCAGCCGGATAGGGGTCCATTGATCAAAATCATACTTGTAGATGTTCCGCCGGCCCACGTTAATTTAGGGCCGTTCGTGGTGGTATAACCGTTGAAGAATGGAGATGCTGTAGAAGCGTTTGGGTCGCCTGCCCCGAGTAAAACAACGCCGCTACGTGTCGAGACAGCTGAAGTCGTTCCGTTTCCTATGCTAAGCGGAGAACTAACCTTATAATTACCGACAGGAAACAACACAGTGCCGCCACTGGCGGTTAGTGAGTTTATAGCATTTTGAATCGCAGTGGTACTATCCGAAACCCCGGTAGGATCTGCTCCAAAATCCTTAACATTTACCGCAAAATCGTTGATGTTGGTGCTGGTGGTGATCGTCGATACCCGTACATATTGCGAATCAATCACCCCCATTGAAATCAAATCAGCGAACGTCACAGCCCCCGCCGGCTTGTTCACCGCACCGCGTTGCTGGGTAAGTGTCTCAAGCATCTGCTTCATGGCCTGGCACGCATCGCGCAAGCTATCGACTGTGTTTCCAATATCCGGGATCGCGGCGAATTTATTAGACACTGGCCAGCTCCTTAGCGGTGGTGGCCATCTGCACGGAGTAGATATCCAGCTTGGATGTAATCACGATCTGGTGGAAGTCAGCCGTATACCCCGAGGGCAGCTTCATGAGTTCGCCCGAAGTAACAATATTTCTTGTGAAGACTAAGTTACCATCGGCGTAGAGCTGCACCGTTCCGTAGTCCACGCCGGGGCCGCCCAACACCACACCTACCGGAACTCCGAAGTATATCCTGAGCGCCTGGAAATTCTTTTTTTGGCTCGTCTGGATTATTTTGGACTTCCAAATGTAAGTGTCAACGGCTGGGGGGACGCCGGAAATATCGAACCAATTAAGGTTACCATTTCGTACGATGAGTACTTCACCGGTCCACGTATCGTTATAAACGTTCTGCGCCGGCTGGGCGTTCGTAAGGATGCTCAGCGCTAGGCGTTGATCCTTGGGGTATATGAGCATGCCAGTTGTAGCACCGGCGTTGTCCGTCTGAGCGAATGCGGTAGTCTCGAACGCGGTTGTTTCGAATACGCCAGAGCGCTGGCTACCGAACGCATAATACGCATCGCCAAGCTTGGCAGCGCGCAAGGTGCTGGTATTAAACAACGTATTCCACTCGTCCTTGCGGATCATGGCGCGGGTGACGTTCACCGCCACGCCCTGCGCTACAAGGATCAGGCCATTAGGCGATGTGTAGTACACGCCATCCGTAGTCGAGACTATGCTGGCTCGCGACGTGCAGGGCTCCAGCGCCGATAGCTTGGCGCTGGTTACGACAGTCGGGTGCGAGCCCGTCATCGCTACCGGGTATCCCTGCGTACACACAATAAGCGTTTGGCCTACAACGCCTAGCCCTACCACTGTGAACTCGACAGCGACGGTATAAGCGGCAGGCCACGCATGCGGCCTGTAAGGCTCACAAAACCAAACTTCGTTCTTCCTAAACCCGGCAATCATGCCGTTGGGCATTTGAGTCAAGCCTTGGAGGTCCGTAGGCGGCGCTGTCCATGTAGTGCTTGGTAGTATGGGTTGAAGGACTGCAGCTGAGTCGGGGGCTGTGTCTGCGAATGTCAATGTGCCGATGGATAGCCCCGTCCAGACGTTATAAAAGCTTGTTACACCATTGGACGCAGTGACGGTACGGTAGACATTAGTGCTAGCTAGATTGCGATCAGTGCCGTTGGTGTCGTTGGCCGCAGCGGCAGTCATCGTCAGCGTCCACGTGCCATCTGGGTGGCCCGTAGCAGTCACCGGCGGAGCCGGCGGCCCTTCTTCGCCGTAAGCACTAACCCATGTATACGTATAGCTTCTGGTAACGTTTGCGGCGGAACCGCCAGAAATACCTAGTGTTCCAGCGACCGGCGACGGAATACCCAACTTCAACGCGTTAGTGGCAGCTATAATTCGCGCTTCGGTGTTGTATTGCGGCACCTGGGTAGGCGACGCGAAATAGTACCTCTTGAACGTATCGTTTACTACAGGCGCTTTAATAATGTCCGTATCAGCGTCCGCAAACTCCAACCAATATGACACCGAAATATGCTGAATGTCCGGCTGGCTGATCGGTATACGGTAGACTTTTAAAGTGCCACCAGAGTTAGCACGTAGCACCTTGGGGGTGTGCGTCGCCGTAAGCGCGCCGTTGTTTAGCCAAGTGTTTTCCGCATACGCAGAGTTGGGGTCCGGCAAAAGACGGTCGTCAATTGCCGGGACCATACCCCCAAACGACGTAGTGCGGAAAGCGACCACTTATGATTTCCTTTACACCGACCTGGCGTTCTGCTGCGCCGGCGTCCAGTTGAACCCCGGAACGTGCGTGGAGTCGCGCTTCACGATCTCTTCGGGGGGCTCAGTAGGAGCCGGGGGGTTGCCCGCTAGCGCGGCAGCTCTGCTTTCGGCGTGACGCCTCAATGCCTCGCGACCGGCTTCCATCTCCAGGAGGGTTTCCTTGGGGAGGATAGGCGGCGGCGGGACTGGGCCAAAGTAATCGTCCTCGATCATGCTAAGCTGCTTGGGCTCCGCACGCGTGACGATAGTAACCTTCGGGGTTACTTCTTTGTCGGTGGGCGTAAACGTCTTTTGTTTGATCGGCGCGTTAGCCATTATTTACCTCGTGGTTTTGAGTTAGTGGACGATGTGGCAGCCGGCTTTGCGCCGGCATCTTTTCTGCTTGATCCCCCTTGGGTAACGCCCAACACAGGGTGTTTCTCGCTGTGCTTGATAGCTGCGCCAAACGTAACAAACGCACTTTCATCTCTGGGCCAACCGAACGGCTTCGTATTCATTAATGCCCCCATAACGGTTTTAGCATATCACGTCCAATAGATAACATCATGGCCGCTAAACCCCCTAACATAGTCAATACCCACACAGCGCCTTTACCCTTGGATAACAATTCTCTTGTTTCTTGCTGGCTAACACTTATGACTGCCATATCAATCGCGTGTTTTTCCCGCATCTCCTTAAGCTTGTCCGTAGTTTCTTTCTTATGCTCTTCCAATCGCCCAGCCAAATGGCTTACGTCGCTTTTAAGCTCTATAACGAGATCGCTTAAGCGACGTATATCCTCAGTCATTTATCCGACCATTTTCGCAGCGGGAACGTACACAACCAGCGAAAGCAGTATATACACCTCGTTCTGATCCATCGGCATCATGTCAAAGTTGATAAGGTGCATTCTGCCTAGCTCGATACCTCCAGCATGGAGCAGCGGTGGCAGATATAGGATAAACATAAGCCACTTCGCCCACGGCAACGCAACAATCGCCGCCTTGGCGTTATTAGCTGCCGTGACCGAGTTCAGATGTGCAAGCGCCACGTCCTTGTCGGCACCGATCTCGGCTAGCTGTGCGTTACCGCGCGCACTGATCCACGCCGCTAGCGTGTTTGCCAAACCAGGTAATAGCCCAAGGAGCAGGCCGAACATTAGGTGCTCTTCTCGGGCATGAAGAAGCCGGCAGCGCCTGCAACACCAGCAACGGCGAACATTACGTACTGTACTAAGCCAGCGTCTACGTGGACGCCCAGCCCGACTAGCATCGCCGAGATACTGGCCGCGGTGGAGGGTTCTCGCAGTCGTTCGGCCACGTACACGAAAGCCAGTTTCATCACAGCACCTTTTTTACTTCTTTGGTAATAGCGTCCTCGGCCTTAGCCACGGTGTTCTTAGCCCCGGTGATAAGCACCTTCTCTTCGCCTACAAAAACGTTTTGGATCTTGGGCCAAAAATACAAAAGCGCCGCACCACACACGACGCCAGCAACGAAAAACACCGGTTCCATATTATGCTCCTGCTTTAACTGGCACGGGCATCGTGCCCGGCATGGGTTCGGTCTGGCGCTTCTCGTGCCAGGCACTGATTCGGTTTAGGGCGTATATCGCCGCAGCAATGACCGCTAGCGCTATTGCAATCGATAGGGCCGGGTGGGTCCCGATCCAATTGGCTACGCTGCCAGAAGCTACAGCTCCGCCGGCACCGGCACCCTTGATGACGTTCTTGGCGCCGGTGGGGGCTGGATGCTGCGCTTTGCCGCGGGATTGGGCGCCCTCGTCGGACGGCTGAGTGGGGGCGCCGATAGCCATCTTCTGGCTGGCTAGCTTGCCGCGCCGACAGCGGGAGCCCCAGCCGCCGCCAAAACGCGACCACGTAGATAGGCTCTTAAGGAACCGTAGGCGCTCGTCCCAAACTGCGTCGCAAAGTTGTTTCGTGTCCCGCTTACGCATCGCGGTAAGCACGTCGGTCGTAACACGCCAGTCGGTCGTGGGCATGTCACACAGCCGACGGATGACTTTACCGGCGCGGGCTACACCGCTGTTAACGCCGTAGTCGAACAGCGCATAGTCCAACCCCGCGGGTTCGTCGTAGCCACGAGTCACGTTCCAATAGCGTTCTTGGAAGATCTTCTTAGCCTGGTCGACTGTTAGCGCCCGCACGTCGGCTGCGGTAGCGTTAGCCTTGATGTACTGGCGCACGTCGCCAATCGTGATCCCGTATTTGGTGGGGCCACCCGGATCGCCGGCGTCGTTGCTGTAGCCGCCCTCGTCGGCCAGCACCCGCGCTAATGCATTGGGATAGTTGACTGCAGTCATAGCTTAATCATCATGTTGATAGTGGCACTTGGTTGGATGTTGTTGTGGGCGCCGCCGCTACCAGCTGAACCGATGCTGGTGGAGGTGGAGGTAGTGGTGACAATGTTGGCGAACCCTATGCCTGTGGCGATGTTACCGACACTGGAAGCACTCTCGGAAAGCTGAAGGCCGGGGGAGCCCGATGCCCCCGCCGCAATATTATGGATGTGCCCAGTATCGCCAGAAGACGATACCGATACCGACGATGCCGAGTGGCTATGACTCGGCATTTCCGTCGATGTCAAAACGTGAGTCTCTTCACCAAGAGTTCCGGCTGCTCCATACGAAGTTAACCCGGTACCGGCACCGGCTATTACTAACGCGCGACTCGAAACCTTAGGTAGTTGTAGTGTTTTACCGTTAGTGAAGTCGTTAAAAGCGTTGCCAGTACGGCCGCCACTCACCGGACAGTTAGCATCTAGGTAGATGCTATAAAAAAGCAAAAATAGCGCCTGACAATCCGCATTTGCGCGAATGGTAGCCCCAGATCCAGCCTTTCCTATAGTGCCGTCGTTAGCGCTAATAATCCAGCCGGGATCGGCAACAGACTTATAGGTAAGTTTAACATCACCGGTAGAAGCCACAGGTATGCCGGCTGCTATGAGGGCAGCTATATCTGCAGCGGCGAGAATACTCAGCCCCTGCGTAGAAGCCGCCAGCTCCGTGGGCACGCCAGTGCCAGCAGTCGTTCGCCCAAGCACATTGCCGCCGCCCACCATGTTCAGCGTGTGCGTAGAGTTGGCCGCATTCGTCGCGGCCGTGCCCCAGTTGGACGGCTGCACGAGCGTATTGTCCACGCCGTCAGACTTGGCCGAAACGAAATTATGGGTAATCGTTACAGTCATTGGTCGTCCTTACACCGGCCCTAGCCAGGGCTGCGTACGTCTTGTTTGGAATCCGCGGGGGTACTTCCAGCGCTGCCCGCCGTATATATTCTGGTGCCGCACCTCAACAGACGCCTTGGCTATGGCGGCCTGGAAGCGCTTAAGGAAGTACACCGCCAGCGTAGTGTTCGAGTACGGCTTGGCATTCTGTGCCATTAGCCGCCCAGTCACACCCTCGGTAAGATCGTTGTTATATTTAGACGCGATCCACGTAGGGAACTGCGGGTTGGCATCAGCATCGGTGGGGTCGGTGAGGACAGTGACAACAGTTACAGTGTATGTGTCGGCCTGCTGCGGGTTTACATCCAGCGTTATAGTGCCGATAGTCTGCATATTCCCATTGCGCTGAGTTTTGTCGCTAGCCTTAATATTAATAAGGCGATGTATACTGCATGGTGTTACGGGAGGCGCAGGAAGCGTATAAATATTTGTCGTGCTAACAACAGGTAGTGCGATATCCTGCTGCCATATATTCGATTCCTGCAGAAACTCGTTTACAGCGCCGTAGTATTCCCAACGAATGGCATTATCCAAGGCGCCGGGGCAGCGCACCCGCACTGTGTTCAATAGCCTAGTTACGTCGGGGCTATCAGTCATTATGCCTTAACCCCGGTTAGGTGTTCGTGCCACAGCCCCATGAACTCCGCAGCGCGCGGGTCCTGCGTGTTCTCTTCGTCTCGGATTTGGGCTTGGGCGCACATGTAATACACGAACGCCATACGAAACATGTTATCGACCGGCACGGAGGTGCTATCGTTGGCTACGAAAAACGGCAGTGTCGCAAAAGCAGGAAGAAACAGATCCGGCCGAAGCCGGCGCGCATCAAGGAACGCGCTGTTTAGGGCGTCCAGCAAATCCGCGTCGGGGTAGCGGAACGGGACTACCGCATCCTGAAGGAGTACCCGGGCGCGCGATATGTAGTTGGCGACAGTATCGAGCGCGGCCATGTTACCTCGAAAGTAAGTTTAGGAGGGACTGGCCTTGGCATCCAGCTGTACCAGCCCCAACAACTTCTCAAGGACTACTTAGACCTTGATAACAATCGCTTCGGTGAGCGCCTTCGGGTCCACGACTTTGGAGCCGTAAACCTGCAGTCCACGAAGCACCGTGCCGAAGGTCATTTCGGAACGGATCGTCTCAACCTTCGCGACTTGCGATGCGAACGTCAGGCCATGAGCGTGGCCCGCGTACACAGCGTACTCGCCGGAAGCCAACCCGCCGGCAGTGCCGTTGGGAAGCAGGTTCGACGCATACACAGTGAAGCGATCCACCATGCCGAGGCGGCCGTTACGCAGCATCGTGACGCCATCACCCGACAGGTACGCCTGACGGAGTTCCGACTTCTTGATGAGTGTAGCTGCCCAGGTCGGCAGAACGAGCCACCGGCCCTGCTCCGGGATGTTCTGCTCATCGAGCGTCTGCCCGAGGCGCAGGATCATGTCCAGGATGTCCACCTGGCCGACCGCCGGCGAAGTGGCCACAATCGACAAAGGAGTACCAGTGACGCCCAGATTGATGGCAGCGCTGATCTTGCCGGCAGTGGTGCCGCGGTTGGTAGTGACTTCACCGCCATGAAGAAGTTTGTTCTTCAGGATGTCGGTGTCGATGACGATCTTCATCTGCTCGGAAGCGTCATCACCCCACATGCTCAGGAGATTCAGATCGCTCTGAACGTCCATCACATCGTCGAGGATCGTGTTGAAGTACTGCCCGGTATCGATGAGCAGCTGGATCTTGGTGCCAGTCGGGCGCTGCAGTTCGAGTGCACCGTCCGCGCTGTATGCCTTGATGGTGATCGTGGGCTTGGTACGGATGTTGACCGTATCGCCCTGGTTTTTGATCTCGCCCTCATAGTCAGTGTTCGAGATCGCGCTCAACACCGTGCTGGCGTAGAACTTCTCGACAAGCTTGCCGGACCAGATTTCCGGGATAAAGCCAGTCGATTGGAGAGAGTTACCGCTTGAACCTGCGGGGTAGATCGGGGGCGTAGTTGCACCCGAAGCGCCGGGGAATGCCATTGTTTTTGTTCTTCTTTACAGAGAGGTTCATCGGAGTCGCCCTTCGCGCTGCGCCGCATAGATTTCTTGCTCTATGCGGTCCTTCTCCGCCATATTCCCCCTAAACCTTGCAAAGGTGGGATCGGCGTAGAACTCAGCAACGTATTGGCGCGTTATGATGGGCTTCTCTGTGGGGCCACTAGGGGGCGCCGCAGTCTTCGCTCTGCCAGGTGCCGCAAGGCTTTCAAGCGGGATCTTGCCGGTGTTATCCACCGTGTTCTGACCCGGCTTTATAGCCGCTGTAGCGGGACCAAGGGCAGCCTCTTCAGCAAGGAAGCCTTGGAAGAACGCGAGCGTCTGAGGGATTAGATTTCGCTCATAAACCCGCGTTAGGATATTATGTCTTATATCACCAGAATAGGGGTCTGGCAAGGCCAACCACGCCTTAAACTCGTCCGAATGGTTGATTTCGTTCCAGTTCGGGATTTTATCCGTGAGAGTTGCTTCCAACTTCTCGCGGGCCGACATGGATACTTGTGTATTGACACCGGCTAGTCTTGCTTCTAGCTGCGACACCTTGTTAAGCAGCGCCGAGATCTCGCTGCCGACCTCTTCCTTGGCGCGCTTGCCGACTACATCCAGAAACTCCGGGCCATAGTCGTTACGTTCCTGGTCGGTAATAAGGCTAGGACGAGAAACAGGATCGGGAAGAATGGAGCCGTTGGTTGCTGGCGGGCTGGTAGCGATCAAAGCCTGCAGGGACTTGATCTGTTCCGAAAGCCCGCGGATTTGCTCCTGCGAACGCTCGAAGCGCCCCTTCATGGAGTTATATTTGTGCGCGAAATCCTCGGGCGGAGAAGGAGCAGTTACCTCTGGAATAACCGGGAAATCAACGGGGAGCGTAACTTCGGGGGTAACTGGGGGATCGGTGGGAGCGGCGGAGGTTTCTTCTGGGGGAGTGCCTTTGGCGGCGTGGAAGGCGGCTTCTGCCCTGGCTAGTCCTTCTCGTACTGCACGGGGCATAACAACGTGCGGATCAATGGGGGCTTGTACTTCGGTGGCCATTTATGGCTCTTTCTTATTAGCGCGTGCGTGTTTATGGGCACGGGCAGTACGGGCGGGGCGTGGGTGCCCCGCCAGTTAGCTGTGGTTCTGTAGCGGCTATTACCGGTTATTACTTCTTTTTGCCGAAGGGGTTCTTCTTGCCGGCCGCCTTCGCCATCTTCGCGGCACCCTTCTTATCCGCTGCCTTGTCGGCTTTGGAGTTCTCGTACTTGGCGAGGAACGGATTCATCTTCTTCGCCATGTTAATTCCCCGTCACAGGTGCGGGTGCACTACCGACTGCGGGAGCCGGAGTGGCAACAATAGCGTTGAGGGGGTCGATCACTGCTGTCTGTAGGTGATCTGCGAGAGCCTGCACCGCGGCAGGGTCGATACTAGATGCAGTCGCCATATGAAGGTCCTGCACCTTCTGTTGGACGGCGACGATAAGCTTAACTACTGCATCGATCTTAGCCTGCACAGCTTCAACTTCTCCTGCCATGTGGTTTATCTTTCTTATCGTTAGCGTTGCAGTGATAGCTATGGTGACGGCGAGCAGTAGGGTTGGCCAATCCAATTCAGAAAGCCAAGCCCACATGGTCGCCATCGCTGATTTTGTAACAAAGGCTCGTTACGCGGCGGCGAAGCCGAGCTGCTGGATCTTAGCGGCTTCAGCGCCGGCAGTGACGTTGGTTAGAACAACCACGTAGGACATGCCCTTGTTGGTCGCGACAGTGGTCACGTCGTTGGTGGTCTTGCCGGTAACGCCGGTTCCCAGCGTCCAGGTAAGGGTGCCCGAGCCGATGTTCATCAGGCTGACGCCGAACCTGTCACCAACTTGAGCGTTGGGGATCGCAGCCACGATAGCGGCAGCGGTGGGGCTGGTGAGCGCCGTGGTGGAGTTCGCAACGGTAACGTCGATGACGCCGTTGACGAACTGCGCCGCGGTGAGCGTCACCGGCGTAGTGGCAATGGTGGTGGACGTAGTATTCTGAACGCCCATGTTGGCGCGATCAGAAGCGTAGTTCATTGCCTCAACATCGTTAAGGACAGTGGCAGGATAACGAGATGCGGTAGCCATGTTATTCTTCCTTCTTCGTTTATCGGCGAGCGACTAACCAGCCGACCGGGTTACAGCGGTGTTAGCCGCATTTCTTGTCCGCGAGGCGTCTTACCGTCGCAACAGCATCCTTGAACATTTCGGCTAGTCGATCAGCCTGCAGGGCCTGTCCTTGATTCATCTGCAGGCGATCCGGCGGGGCCATCATCATGTCGCACTTACAGTTGTTGGCGTAGTCCTGCATCTGCACGACGAAGGCCGCCCACGACTGGGGCGCAGCACTTGCAACCCGAGCTGCGGCCTCGATCAACGGGAGATCGGCTTTGCATTGGCTCATTGCTGCGTCGGCCCGAACCCAAACATGCCCATCGAGCCCTGGTTATTCATGCCCGGGGTCGCCTTGGCGTAGTTGTTCATGGAACGCTGGCTGGGGTCGCCCTTGGTGAGCATCGTCATAGCTTTGCGATGCGGGAGAACATCCTCCTGCGAACCTTTGCCGTTGTTCTTATGCGTAATGACCGCCATCAGTCTTCTCCAGTCATCCCCGTGTTTCCAAATCCGCCCCAAGGAAACGACATTGGGTTGGCGTTGGTAGCGGCGACGTTCTTCGAGTAGATCCTTCGTTGCGCCTGCCCCATGTTTACCTTCGGAGTAACGACATGGGGGGCACGCCCCTGCCCCGAGGGGTTTTTCCTCGGAGCAGGAATTTTGGTTTTGAACTTCGCAGCCATTACGGCGAGGTTCCAGCGCCAACCGATTGTATGGTGGCGGTCGTAGCAGTGGGGAACGTCAGCACGTAGTCGCGCCACACGTTCTGCGCTACGGTCATAGTACCTGTGAGAGTAACGGTAGGGCCGGCGTCCGCACCGATGGTTAGTGTACCGGCACCGGTATTGATGATCTTGAACATGCTGGAGAAGCCAGCAGCTGCACCGGGGATATCCGCCAGCATTTGGGCCGCAGTGCGGACGGTCTGAGTGCCAGGAGTAGCGCCGGTGTTAGTGAGCACCACGAATGCAGCGCCGGTGATATCGCCGGCTGCGAACGTGCCAACCGACTTCGCCGCAGTAGTGAACTTAGCGGCTGGGAGAGAGGCAGCGGCGGCGCCCTGCAAACTTACCATAGAAACGGCCGTAGCCGAAGTCATGGTTACAACGAATCCAGCGGTAGCGCCAGGTGGCACAACCACGTTACCAGTCAGGGTGACACCGGAGCCGGCAGCGATGGTCGCCACTGCATTCGTAGCGTTCTGGTAGGTGAACTCCCACGATGCGTTAGTGAGCGGGTTAGCCATCGCCGCAATAATCAGCGCCGCAGTGTCGGTGGTGTCAGTAAACGGGGTGGACGACTGAGCGCCACCACGAACAATAACACCACCAACTATAGCAGCGCCGAGTAGGGTGCCCGCCCCAACAGTGTTGAGCGCCGTAACTTTGGGCGACGTTAGATCTACCATGTTCGCGACATCGGCCAGCTTCCCGGCCAGCTGCTGTAGATCGGTAGTGCGGCCGAGGCCGAGAGCGGTTGCCATGTAAAGTTATTCCTTCTT